TCTGATACGGAGTTGATATAATCTTTTGCTTTTGTAATTTTAGATTGTACCCAAGCCTCTAAAGGATTGCCGTCATCTGACTTACCTTGTAACATTGAAGCAAGTTGAGTTGCTTTATCAGCAATCGCCTCTAACTCTCCACGAGCCATTGAAACTTCGTGGTCTTTATCTTGTTCTTTAATGCCTCTAACTTCTTTTAAAAGTTCTGACATTGTATTTCTATATCTACTCATTATAATGCTCCGTGTATATCTGACCAGTTGGATACTTTTCTTTTTAAATCATCATATAACATCTTTTCTAGTCTTTGTCTTAATGTTATTGCGTCACTGCCGATATATTTACCATAAGTATCGTGTATCATCTCTAATGCTTTATAAGCATCAGCTAATTTTTTATCGCCTAAAATTTTATCAGCAATATATCTTCGTGCTTCAAAGTGATCGTTTTTAGCAGTTTTAGCTTCAACGTATTGAATATCTGTTTTAGAAGCAGTTGCCTCCTGTAAATCTCTTTTAAATTCTTTTAATGTCTTAGTCATATTCTTTTATCTCTACTACAAGTTTCCCTTTTCCTTTGTGTACTCTATGATACACTTCTTTTTTAATTTCATAATCTTGTCCCATTAATAATGGAATGGGTAACTCATTATCTATTTGTAACTTCCAATCTTTACTTTCAATAACTTTAATAGTTCTGTTTTTTTCATCTCTATGCCAAATTAATTCATCACTATCAACTGTATCTAAAAAAGTTCTAATATGTTTTTTATCATTAAATAAATCAAATTGTATTTCATCAATATAAGGTTTCATCTACCAGTAAAAATTTCCACCACCAGACATACCTAAACTCTTGGCATATCTTGGCAAGTTACAAGCCCAATAAGCAGGTTTTGTTTTATCTTTTTGTTGATCGCATTGATGACGAGCAGCAAAAGATTTTCTTGCCTCTGGATTATTCATCTTTACAGATAATCCTGTTGTATCTCCCCAAGTGACTTTCTTAATCTTGTCACCATCACGGACAAATACATAAAACTTTTTTGGTCCACCTCTTTTTGGTTTATTAAGTGGCGGATCTTTTTTATCTTCTTCAGCAATTGGTATATCTAAAGGAACTTTTTGACCTTCATATAAACCAAATTCGCCAATGTCTGACTCTATTAATTGTTTATCCCAATCAGATAGTTCAGTTAAAATACCTTCATTGTACAATTCTCTGGCTTCTCTAAACAATCTATAAAATTCTTCACTATGAAGTCTATAGATATTGTTTGCTAGAGGTATGTTGTTCTCTATATGATAGTGTACTGATTCAGATATTTTGTCTTTATAATCTTTAAAACTCAATAACATTACAGTTTCTCCATCATTGTTTTCACAACTTCATCTAACTTGGTACGCCATTCTTCTTTGTACCTTTCCTTATATTTATCTATTACGGCATCTGACAATGCCCATTCTTCTATATCTTTTTTATTAACATCGGTAGTCATTGGTCTAGTAACGACTTGTTTTTTATTGTCTTCTTCTTTACTAGGTACATAACTGCCACCTGAATACTTAGGATCGTATCCGTCTTGTCCTGGAGTAATAGAGGTAGTATGTTTAGCATAATCGTGTCCAATGTCATATGCTTCAGGCACACAATTAGGCACCTGTTTTCCATTTTTATTTTTCATTCCAACTTGTTTATAACCTTTCCAACAAGCATCTGATAATTCTTTTTTCAATTCACCAAACATCTTCTTATACTTTTGTGTGTGAACACTAGGTTTAGTTTTTGCTTTTTCGTCTCCAGGCGCAGGTTTATAACCTGGCTTAGTTGTGTCTTGTTTTTTAAAGAAATCTGCTCTTGCTTGTTTCGTTGACTTTTTTAAGTCTTTGTAATATTTCTTCGGTTGAGTTCCTTTTTTGTCTGGTCCTACTTGTTTGTCTTGTGGTAATTTTCTAGTATGACCATCATCTTTCTTTTCATCAATTGAGGATACTGCCTCAAATCCATAATCTACATCTAAATTAAATTCTCTCACTTCGATCTCCCTATCGGCAGCTACAGGAATACAATCCCATATCCAAGCCTTGTGTAGATTATTATTGTTATCTTCTAATACAATATAATTTGTACTTCTTCGAACAACTTTACCTTGTACATCTTCTTTAACATAATCAACTGTATCTCCTATGTTAAAAATCATTTCTCTAATATACAAATCTCTAATTTGTTGTTGTTCAAATTCTTCTAACGTTGCGATTGGTTTAGCACCTGAAACGTGAATAAGCCCACCATATGAAGCAGCCAAATTCATTCCTTGTCTAACATCTTTCATTAAACTATCTATCTGTCTAAAACCTGATGGTACTCCTTTTGAAAAAGATTTAATATCTCCTTTAGAAGCGGCATCTCTCATCTTACTTGCTGACATACCAGTAGCACCTTCAGCATCTGGATCTCTTTCACCAGCAGATACAACATTGATACTATCAAAGTTATAATAACCGTGACGTGATTTTACATCATTGTATTTTTTAAGTATGCCTTCAAACTCTCTAACTCTATCACTACCCGCCACCATAGTAACATCTGTATAACCTTTATTATGTAATTCGGTTGCTAAATCTAAAACCATATTGGTAGGATTTAATAATATATTTGAAGCGTGTTTAGGAAACATTGACTTCATATAAGCTAATTTTTTAGCAGGTGATAATGGATTTTTTTTATTGTCTTCACTTCGACTTAAATAAATTTTGTAATCATTTGTTGGTAGTGAAGCAACTTTATTAATTAACTTTTCGTGTCCAATCGTTGGCGGATTAAATCGACCAAACGTAAAGGCAACTGATTTACCTTTTGCCTCCGTTTTTAAACTGTCTATTTCAGCATCTGTTACTTCGCCATCTTTTAATATATCTTTACACTTCTTATAAAATTTAATATAATGATATTTTTCTAATAGTTTGTAAATAACATTTTTAGGTAATCTATTTTTAATACCAAACTGTCTTATCTCATCTGGTGACATATCAGTATCAAAAGCTGCTCTTCTTTCAGCGTCAACTGTATCACCTATTTTTTTAATTTGTTCTAAACTATCTTCTATTTCATCTAGTTTATCTTTAATCTTTTCTTGTAAGTTTAAAATATCATTAGGATTTAATTCTTTTAATTCATCATAGTCTATAATATCTCTTTTTAATTCACCTTTAACTACATCTATCTCTTGTACTTTTCTTTCAAAATCTTTTAAATATAAATTCATATCAAACTCAAAATCTTCAGGTCGTTTGATAAACTTATTTGTGTCTATATCAAATACAGCATCTGCCTTTTCGTTTTGGTCATCATAAGTTTGTTTGTCTGTAATAAAATAATAATTAATTGGGTGTTTAGTACCTGGTATTTCTTTACCTTGTACACTATCAGGACTAGCAGATGATAGATATTTTTTAGAAAGTCTTAGTCTTTCTTCTTCTTGTTTTTCTTTCGGTACATCAAATAAGATATTAATGTCCAAATCAGCGTCATTTCTATACCTTTTTGTTAAGATTGAGCCTATTAAACTTTTCTTTAATACAGGATATTCTGATTCAAATTCTTTGATTTGATTGTTAATCAAGTCTTTAACACTATCTTTTATTTTAGGATCAGACGTATCAGCATTATCAAATACACCAGGCGCATATGTACGTCTTGGTATATCAATTATACTTTCTTTTATGTAATCTTTAAATCTCATTACATTCTCTTTCTTATTTGTAACTCTTTTGAAATCCAATTTTTACCAATATAATTTTTTACAGGAGTTTTTAAATATTGTCCTATTAATTTGTTTGCTCTATTTAATGTTTGATTTATTAATTCTTGTTCACTTTTATTATTGTCAATAATAATAAAATTAGATAAACCAAATAGTCTTTGATATTGTCCTATATTTGATTGTACAGTGTCCCAACTTTTCTTTACAATATATTCTGGCACGGATCTACTTCTAGTTTGATTTCTTTCTAATGCCACATTTAAAGTAGTATTAATGAATATCATATAACAGTCATAACCCAATGCCGTCAAACTTTGAAATTGACTAGAAACTAAATCATAATCTCTAGCAGTTCCATCTATTACTAATCCTAATCTACCTTCTACATAATTATCCATCATACGATTTGTAACAGATTTAGCTCTTTTTCTTAACAAATCTCTAAAGTATGCTTCTTCATCTGGCATTTTCATAGATAAGTTTGCTTGTTTTAAATTATTTTCAAAAGCTCTATCAGAATTTACAAATTTTAAACCAGTTCCAGCAAAAGCATTTTTAGTTACAAATGATTTACCTGAACCAGGACCACCTGCTAAGAAAAATGCTTTTAATATATTTTTATCAAAAACACCTTCTTGTAAAATTACTTTAAAATCTAAAAAATTTTTCATTTTACTTTCTCTATAATTTTATTTGCGATTGACTCTGGTGTACCACCTTCAGCTTTAATATTTATTATTTGATCTTTAAAATAATCAAGTAATGGTTTAGTTTGTTTATGATACACTTCTAATCTCTTTTTAATAATCTCTGGCTTATCATCTTCTCTACCACGAGCAGTTAATCTTCTTACAACTTCTTCTTCGGATACATTTAAATTAATGACGTAATCGTAACCAATATTAGCTTCTTTCATTTTGTTTGCCTGTTCAACGTTTCTAGGAAAACCGTCAAACACATAACCGTTTTGAGCATCTTCTTGTGATACTCTTTCTTTTACAGCTTTCATTACTATATCAAGTGGAGCAAATTCACCTTTGGCTAATAAGTCTTTTACTTTACGACCATCAGGAGTATCTTGTTTAGCAAGTTTTCTCATCATATCACCTGTGTAGATATGAGGTATGCCTAACTTCTTAGTAATAATTTCAGAATATGTTGACTTACCTGAACCAGGTCCACCAATCATAATAACTCTTGTCATTTTTTGTTCTAATAAAAAGTTTAAAAATGTTTTCATTAACCTTTAACCCAATCTTTTTCAGCCGTAAAATTGGCTCTACTAAATTCTAATCTATCTACTATCTTCACAGCACCTGCTACTCTATCAACAGCAACAAAACCTTCAGGCGATGTTACTTTATAGCCATCAGGTGTTCGTAAAAAATGACCTACACTTTGAATTTCACTTAACTTATTAATTAAAAAATTTTTAGCATTACCTAAAGTAACGTGTGAAGCAATAGCAAAATATAATGATTGTCTATTTTTATTTAAATAAGTCATATTCTTTTTTAATAAATCTCTATATTTTTGTTTACCACTTTCTGTTTTTCTAGCATCAATTTCTGTTTGTAAAAAGTTTTCATAATAACTAAAAAACATATCAACTAAGTTTTTTACTTTTGCCATACCACTATCTGTGTTTCTAATAAATGAATTAAAAAATGTTTTTAATCTGTAGCCAATTGATAAACTATCATTTTCTTTTGCCATTGTATTTAAGATTTCACTTGCCTTTGATAAAGAACCTTGTGCCATTCTTATTCTAGCATCAAACATTGCTAATTCATTTTTAGTTAATTTGGCAGAACCTGATAAATCTTTATACGAAGCAGAAGCAAGAAATACATTTCTAGCATTCCCTTTTACTGTACCAAAACTAGCAGTCATAGATGATAATGTTTTGCCTGAATATTTGGTATGAAATACAATACCCATTTTTGAACTAGCAATTTTTTTACCTATATTAGAATTAATAGGAACAGCATATGTAATAGTGTTAGGTGTAAATATAATCATATCTTCACCATCTATATTTGCTGTTTTTAAATCTGATTGTGCGAAAAGAAAATCGCCTTGTAAGACATCTTTGATACCTAAACGTGATAATTCATTTAAAGCAATAATAAGTTTATCAGCTAAATCACCACTATGATTTCTTCTTACATCACTGGATGTATAATTGACTTTAGGAGTTACGTTGAATACTGATTTTGTACCGACAAAGAATTTGCCGTTTTCTGGATTGATTCCACAGATTATAGCAGGTGCGCCGTCCCACTTGACGGTCATATTGACTTTCTTGCCAGATGAACCAGCAAGCATATTTCTTATAGATACAAGAAAGTTAATGGCATTTACGCCACCCTTTGAACCTCTATTGATGATGTCATCTTCTAAATGTTCAAGGTGAGTATTTTTCTCCCTTGTAATAAATCCTTTAAAACTAAACATTTCTCCCTCATTTTATCCATAACTATAATCACATTTTCCATATAAATCAACTCTACTATTTATACTATGTTTTTCTCAAAAAAGTAGGAATACCTCCATTAAAACGCCATACTTGATGTTTATTTTGAAATTCGCATAGCCTTTTAGCATCTTCTTCAAAGAAGTATTCCGATATTATTTTCTTTGTAGGATATTCTGTAACACGCCACAAAATTTCTTTACCGTTTTTAATCATACGTTTACGATATTCTAATGGTGGATAACTATCGTCTTTACGTGGACGTTTATCACCTCTATGAAATTTTACTCTTTGTTTCTTAGGCATATTAACTAATTTTCATATCCCAACTAATAATTCTTTTTAGTTTAGCAGATTTACTAGGTTCTGTAAAGTGTCTAATAAATTTTGGTAATACTACAATCTGTCCTTCTTGTACAGGTAATGGATAGTAAATAGTTCTATCACTATACCAATCATTCCAAGGTTGAATGTATTGTGTGACAC